GTCGCCAAGGACTGGTTGAAAGAAATTGAAGCCAAGCACCGTGGTGGTGACCAGGGTTGGCCATATGAATTCGTGCAGGGATTCAAGATGGCTTACGAGCAGTACCTGCAACAGAACGAAATGCCGCCCATGGGTACGCCCATTCGCGGTTTCATGCTCCTGCAACCCAGCGAGCAGCAGCGGTGCCTGAGCGCCAACATCCTGACCGTTGAGGATCTGGCGTCCGCCAATGAGCAGGCCATCGGCCGCATCGGCATGGGCGCACGCGCGCTGAGCGAAAAGGCTGCGGCATGGCTGCGCACTCGCGGCGACGGGTCTGCGCAGGTTGCGAGCGAAAATATCAACCTCAAGATTGAAAACGAGCAGCTCAAGGAACAGTTGGCCAGTGCGCTTGACAGCATCAAGCAACTTGAGCGCGAACTGAAGACCAAGCGAGCAGCCTAACCGGAGCAGTTATGTCCCTCTTGTCAGTGGTTCAGGATGCGTGCCGGAGAATCGGCATCGTCGTACCAAATGCAATCGTGTCGTCCAACGATGCGCAGATCATGCAGTTGATGACCCTGCTGAATCAGGAGGGGCAATCCCTGTCGGAACGGTTTGACTGGCAGGTTTTGCGCAAGGAAGTGACGTTTACCGGGGTTGCCGCCGATGACCAGGGCGCGATATCGACGATTGCCGGGACTGATTTCAAGTACATCATTCCCGATACGTTCTGGAATCGCACCCTTCGCCGTCCGGTCTACGGCTCGATCACGCCGCAAGACTGGCAAATGCTCAAGGCATCGCCTCAGACCGGGCCTTTTCAGCAGTTCATCCTTCGCGGCGGCCATATCCTGATGCTGCCAAACCCGACCGCCTCGCAAACCATGGCTTTTGAATACAAGACGGCCAACTGGGTGCTTGCATCGGACGGGACGACAGGAAAGAGCGCATACAGCGCTGATGACGATGCCGCCTTGCTTGATGAGCAGATCATGACGATAGGCTTGATCTGGCGGTGGCGGCAGGTCAAGGGGCTGGAATATGCCGAAGACTTCCGTCTGTATGAGGGCATGGTTGCCGATGCCATCACGCGCGACAAAGCCCCCACGTCGATCAGCATGGCGGGAATGCCGCGTCTTCGCGTCCCCGGCACTGTTGTGCCTTATGGTAACTGGAGCCTTTGATGCGTCAGGCCATGGTGAGGCAGGGGCGCGCCCGCAAGTCGTCCAGCCGGTCAATTACCGCTCCCGTGGGCGGATGGAACGCAAGGGACAGCATCGCGGCAATGAATGTCGCCGATGCGGTCATCATGGACAACTTTTTCCCGCGCACGACCGACGTAATGGTGCGCAAGGGCTATACGGACTGGGCTACCGGGCTGGCGGTAGACATCGAGACGCTGGCGGCCTATAACGCGGCGGACGGCACGGCTGAGCTTTATGCGGCTGCCGATGATGGTATCTATGACGTCAGCAGCGACGGAGCCATTGGTGCCGCCGTCGTGTCCGGACTCAACTCGGCGCGCTGGCAAAAGGCGAACGTATCCACGACCGGTGGCAAGTTCCTGTATCTGGTCAACGGAGTGGATGACCCTCTGCTGTACAACGGCACAGCATGGACGGCCATAAATGCGCTATCGACCCCTGCTATCACTGGCATCACGACCAATACGCTGGTTGATGTCTGCCTGCATCAGCGCCGCGTCTGGTTTGTTGAGATTGACAGCCTTTCTGCTTGGTATCTCCCTGTTGATTCTGTGGCTGGTGCTGCAACTGAGTTCGACCTGTCTGCAATCTTCAGACGAGGAGGGTACCTGCTGACACTGGGGACATGGACGATCGATGCCGGATACGGCATGGACGATCATTTGGTATTCCTGACCTCTGAAGGAGAGATTGCCGTCTACAAGGGCTACGACCCGGCGTCCTCCAGCACATGGGCGCTTGTCGGCGTGTACTGGATTGGTTCGCCAGTGGGTCGCCGATGCATAACCAAGATGGGATCGGAGCTGGTCATTGTCTGCCAGGATGGACTCATGCCGTTGTCGCACGCGCTGACAACCGTCCGCGTCAACAACAAGCTGGCGGTGACCGACAAGATCCAGCAGGCCGTCAGCACGGCCGTCAGCCTGTACGGGACCAATTTCGGCTGGGAACTGTG